GGTAGTAAAGTTAACATGGCATTTCGTCCAAGGTTTTGGTACACACCGATGGCAGGGTTTGGTGTATCGTTTGAGTTGCAAGCTGTTCAAGTAATAGAACTACAGAACGGTGGAGTATCTGGCGTAGCAGCTGACGCTTTTGGATTCACAAGTGAAGAAGGATTCATTGCTAACGGAGGAGAAACCCTAGACCAAGTATTCGATGCGGAAGAAACGGACGAAACCGAAGTCACAGCGAACTTCTAATAATCGTTATCGTTCCGGATTTGAATCTAAATTAGCACACCAACTGAAACGTAGTGGCGTTGAGTTCAAGTACGAGACGTTAACTATTGAGTATCAGAAGGTTAGCACATACACTCCCGACTTCATACTTCCTAACGGCATCATTGTTGAGGCCAAGGGAGTGTGGACGGTGGAGGACAGGACAAAGCACTTGTTAGTACGCAAGCAACACCCTCATTTAGATATACGCATGGTGTTTCAGCGAGCGAGTAACAAGATTAACAAGAAGTCTAAGACAACGTATGCAATGTGGTGCGAAAAGAAGGGAATTAAATATGCAGATAAAGTTATACCTAAGTCATGGCTTTCACAAAAACGCATGAACCATGCACAGAGTGCGGGAGTAGTGACGCTCTCTCCACCAACGACGACGGAAGCACCTATTGTTTCAGTTGCAACAGTTATAGTGGAGGACGAGGAAAGACCATGAGTGAACCAGCACCGAGAGAGTTCTTAACTGGCGAACCCAAAGCGATACCAAGACGCAACCTGACTCAGGAAACGTGTCGGAAGTGGGGCTACTGGGTTGGTCGTTTGAATGGTGAGGATGTACAGATAGCTAATTATAAAACACGAGACGGGAAACCTGTTGCTCAGAAGGTACGATATGCTAACAAGAACTTCAGTGTTCGTGGTGAGTTGGTCGGTCTGTACGGTCAGCACCTGTGGAAAGAAGGGGGTCGTCGTGTTGTTGTAGTCGAAGGAGAGATCGATGCGTTGAGTGCGTCACAGGCTATGGACAATAGATGGCCAGTAGTCAGCGTACCGAACGGAGCAAGTGCTGCAAAGAAACACGTGGCACAAGCTATCGATTGGTTGGAACGGTTCGAGAAAGTAGTGTTCTGTTTTGATATGGATGATGTTGGACGCAAGGGGGCAGCTGAATGTGCAGCACTCCTGACACCCGGCAAAGCACACATCGCAGAGCTACCACTGAAAGACCCGTCTGATATGTTAACAGGTGGCAAGTCGAAAGAGTTAGTCAGTTGTTTATATGAAGCAAGAGAGTACAGACCTGACGGAATCGTAAACGGTAAGGACTTGTGGGAGTTGGTAAGTAATACTGACGAACACAAAGCAGTACCGTATCCGTACTTCAGTCTAAACGAGTTAACCCACGGCATGAGACTAGGTGAATTAGTTACGGTATGTGCGGGTAGTGGAATAGGAAAGTCTCTGTTCTGTCGTGAGATAGCTCATCATCTACTAGGTCTTGGCGAGACGGTAGGTTATATAGCACTGGAGGAATCCGTCAGGCGTACTGCTCTTGGCATCATGGGTATTCATCTGAACAAACCATTACACCTTGAAGAGGAACAACTGGACACGGAAGCGTTACGTCCTGCGTTTGAAGAGACAGTGGGTAACGGAATGTTCTACACTTACGATCACTTCGGCAGCATGGACAGTGACAACCTGCTGGGTAAGATACGCTACCTGATAAAAGGATTCGATTGTAAATGGATATTCCTAGATCACCTATCGATTGTTGTCAGTGGTATAGCAGGAGATGACGAACGACGATTGATTGATAACACAATGACCAAGCTGCGTAGTCTTGTTGAAGAGACCGGGTGCGGTATGGTGTTAGTCAGTCACTTGAAGCGTGTGGATAGTGGTCACGAAGAAGGAGGACGAGTAAGTCTACACCATCTACGTGGATCGCAAGCTATAGCACAGCTGTCGGACATGGTCATCGGATTGGAACGAAACCAACAAGCTGAGACTACATCTAATGAGACACGTGTTCGTGTGTTAAAGAATAGATTCAGCGGACAGACAGGACATTGTACCACCCTTAACTACGACGGAGACACAGGCAGATACACAGAAGATAAGAACGTCTTCGAAGATACAACAACTAACAACCCATTCTAAAAATTATGAAAATAGATGAAAGAAAAATTATAACAGCAAGCGAAATAGGATACGTAATCTCATTCATGCTTAATTCAGCTGAGATTGAGATGGGTAATCATATATATTATGACCATGAGTGTGGGAACGATAGAAAAATTCCCAAATATTGGAGAGATACTTATAAACACTTGAATTTATTTAACGACCCGAAAGTTTATGACGCTATGTTTAATGCAGTATCGAAGCATTTAAAAGATAACGAAGAGTTACTAATTATGTATGGTCATCTTGATAAGAGGGTAGTCGAGGATTGTAGGGAAAATGTGGAATGAAAACACTATTCTTTGATATAGAAACAAATGCGATAGAGGACTGGTCGAACTTGTCTGACTTAAAGACGGTTCACTGTCTATCTATCTACGATCCTACCACACCTAAGATGATAACGTATCACGGTGCTGGTATACAGAACGGACTAAATGAGTTAGCTAAAGCAGAACGGATAGTCGGACACAACGTGCTTGGCTTTGATATACCTGCTCTTGGTAAACTGTACAGCTTCCATCCACCTCTAGTTAAAGTATTAGATACGATGGTCATGGCTAAGTGTATAGTACCTGATGTACGCAACGATGACTTCTTACGTAACAAGTTTGATAAGACTTTGGTAGGTAGCCACTCGTTGAAGGCGTGGGGGTTACGGTTAGACAAACTGACCAAGCTCTCGTACGGAGAGGAAGACGGTGCGTTTGACGAATACAACGAGGACATGAGAAAGTACTGCGAACGGGATACAATCGTAACCCAACTGCTGTATGATTATCTGATGAGTAGTAAACCTAGCAGTCAGATGTTAGCTATCGAGCACTGGTTTGCGTACCTGATGAGGTTACAAGAGAAGAAAGGTTTCGCCTTTGACATCGGGAAAGCAGAGAAGTTGGAGATGAAACTGGCAGGTGTTCGTGCTGATCTATTGGATAAACTACAGAAAGAGTTCCCGTCTAAACAAGAAGAGATGAAGACACCAAGTGGTTGGTCGTTGGAGATTGAGTGGGAAGATGGACTTGAAATAATCTCAGCAGCAACCAAGACGGAACTAAAGAAGCAACTGAAGAGTCGTAACTTAAAACAAACGCTAGTCAAAGATGCAGTCAAGTTAGCTAACAAGACTAAGACGATACCATTCAATCCCGGTAGTCGTCAGCAGATAGCCGAACGTTTGTCGTCTTTAGGATACGAACTACCAATAGAACCTGACGCTAAGACACCCAAAGTAGACGAAGCTGTGTTGCGTAGTATTGAGCACCCGTTTGCCGAGGTGTTGTGTGATTACTTGTTGGTTACCAAGAGGTTAGGACAATTAGCAGAGGGTAATCAAGCGTGGTTAAAGCTACAAAAGGATGGACGAATACACGGACGAGTCAACACAAACGGTGCAGTCACTGGTCGTTGTACACATCAGAATCCAAATGTAGCTCAAGTACCTGCTTGTCGTGCTGAGTACGGAGAGGAATGTCGTGATCTGTTTAAAGCAGGAGACGGATACAAGTTAGTAGGGTGTGACGCAGCAGGTTTAGAACTACGAATGCTTGCCCACTACCTAGCTTACTATGACGGTGGTGAGTACGCTAAGACTGTTATCGAAGGAGACATTCACACACTGAATCAGAAAGCAGCAGGACTGGAGACACGCGACCAAGCTAAGACGTTTATCTACGCATTCCTTTACGGAGCAGGTGACGCTAAGATTGGTGAGATCGTGGGTGGTAGTGCTAAAGAAGGACAGATGTTAAAGCGTAAGTTCCTTAGCAACCTACCAGCGTTGAAGAAGTTGCAAGCAGATGTACAACAAAAGGTACAACGAAGTAACGAGCTGATTGGATTGGATGGTCGTATACTTCCTGTTCGTTCCCCACACGCTGCGTTGAATATGTTGTTACAATCAGCAGGTGCTGTGTGTATGAAGGTAGCATTGATCCAATTGTTCAATCGTTTTAATCAGATGAAGTGGCAATTCGGTAGAGAGTACAGCTTTGTCGCTAACGTACACGACGAGTTCCAAGCAGAGGTACAACCTGACAAAGCAAGTGTATTCTGTGCGTTAGCTGTTGATGCAATACGACGTGCAGGTAAGGAGTTAAAACTAAACGTCATGTTGGATGGTGAAGCAAAGGTAGGAGAGACGTGGGCCCAGACACACTAGAGCTTGAATACGATTGGCACTTGAAGGTTGCAGAATTATACGATACTGTTGACCTTAACCTACCTATGCCGACCTCATCAGCCCAGCGAACAGGAGCAATAGCTGAACAAAAGTTTATCACTGAATGTTTAGAGCGGAACTTTGAACCGCACCTACCTGTAACACCAATGCCTTGGGACTCAATCGTCACGTGCCCAGCAGGTACTCTAAAGGTACAAATCAAAGCAACCAACACACGGGCTATTCCGGCTAAGAATTGTTATAGCTGTGTCACGTCCGTTGGTTGTGAGAATAAAAACTATATGTCAGACGACATTGATGTTGTTGGTATATATGTTGTACCTATTGATACGTGGTGGATGATACCAAGAAACGAGATACAATCTAAAACCGTAAAACTAAATCCAGCACCTGACAGTACATCGAAGTATAAGAAGTGGCAGAATAACTGGAGCCTATATTATGAATAAAACATTATTGATTGATGCTGACGTGTTAGCGTTTGAAGCGTCAGTGATAGCCGAGGAATCAATTGAGTGGAAGGAGGAGATGTGGACAGTACACGCTGACATGGCACTAGCCAAAGCTCGTATTGTTAATCGCGTCGAAGAGTTTAAACAGAAGTTACAAGCAGACGACATCGTTATGGCTTTGACTGATCGTGCTAACTATCGTCGTGTTCTTAACCCTGACTACAAATCTAACAGATCAAAGAGTCGATTACCTATCATATTAAAACAAGTAAAGAAGTGGATAATAGAAGAAATGGACGGTCAACTATGGCCGAACTTAGAAGCAGATGACGTCATATCAATTCTGGCAACGGACAAAAAGATGGATGAAGAAACAATCATCGTCTCCATTGACAAAGACTTCAAAAGCGTACCGGGCATTTACTACGACTTCAACAAAGACGAAACGCATCACGTCAGTGAAGAGGACGCAGACCGATACCACCTGATACAAACACTTACGGGTGACGCTGTAGACGGATACAGTGGTGTACCTAAAGTGGGAGCTGTCACTGCCAAACGTCTACTTGAGAAAGAAGGATATGAATGGGAGACTGTAGCAAAGTGCTACGAAGATGTAGGCATGACAGAGAACGACGCTCTGATGAATGCGTGGATGGCACGACTGCTGCAAGCTGATAACTACTGCTTTAGAACTAACACAATAAAAAAACTATGGACACCGAGAAACTACCAAACCAAGGATATACTAAAGATTTCACCACAGGTGCTAGACGTGACGGGGACATTGGACGCGGACGACCCTCGCTTATTCCTCCAATCGCCTTACGCTCGCTCGCCAAAAGATTTGAAGATGGCGGTAAACTTTACGGAGACAACAACTGGCGAAAAGGATTCCCGTTAACAAGACTGTACGACAGTATGTTCAGACACTTGTTAGCGTTAGCTGAAGGAGACGAAACGGAGGATCATGCGGGTGCGATCTTGTGGAATGCGTCAGCGTGGTTGTGGACAAAGGATCAAATAAAACGTGGTAATTTACCAATAGAACTGGATGATATAGAGAACGATGAATGAAGAAATAGTATTACCCGCTCTGTCGAAAGATTTGATAGATAAGCTTGACAAGCTATACCCGGATAAATGTCCCCTCTTGACAGACGAAGAGAGAATGGTATGGTTTAAAGTAGGACAACGTAGTGTAATTAATTATTTACAACAGATATACGACGAACAACTTCAAGATAACATAGTAACCAAACAATAGTCATGTGCTTTAGCTCACCATCCGTACCCGCACCACCGCCACCACCAGCACCACCTCCTCCCCCGCTACCTACTGCGGAACGTGCTGTTACTCAACGAGCTGCACAACCACAGGCTAAGAAGCGTCGAGGCACACAACAATTGACTGTTCGTCGTCCTAGTGTTGGAATGGGTGGAGCAGCCAGACAAGCTGGCGTACAACTTTCACAATAACATTTATATAATATGAGAAGTTTAGATAAAAAGACTTTATTAGAGGATGCCACATCAGCAGGGGCAGGGAGCGAGTTCGGGTCTGAGCGTACTAAGGGATATACATTTGTAATCTCTACTACAGTCAGCGGTACAGCAACCATAGCCATTCAGGCTTACATTGGAGGAGGATGGAGAACGATCCACTCTGAAGACGTAACCACTGACGGAGATGTAATGATCAGAGATGACCACGGTCACTACGAAAAGATCAGAGCTAACATCACAGCTTACACCAGCGGTACACACAGCGTGTTCGCTACTGGTACAGTTGATTCGCTTTAATGGCACTATCGTTTACATCGGACGCACGTCCACCCAGTAACACACAGCTGCTACCCAACAGATTCCTACGTCCTGCGTTTGGTGAGTTGTACGGATTTGATGCTGATGCAGACAGTGGTGTTACTATAGATGGAGCGTTGCTTACGGAAGCGAATGAGTTCTTGATGACAGAGGATAACAGTAATTTGCTTTTTGATGCTGATGTGTTTTCTAATATAAATTCAATATCGCTAGATGGCGTTGATGATTACATAGATTGCGGAGGTAATACTGATTTTTCATTTACGGATGGAGCAGGTAATGATGATCCGTTTAGTGTTAGCACTTGGGTTAAGTTAGATTCGACATTTAAACAACGAATTATAGCTAAAGGAAATGTTGAATGGATTTTAACTACAGACTCTTCTGATAAATTATTTTTTAGTTTATATGGTGGTGGCAGTACTTCTACACGAATAGGATTAGTTTCTGATTCAGTAGTGTTAACTGTGGGTACTTGGCACCACATCGTTGCTACTTATGACGGATCAAATGCAGATAGCGGACTAACAATGTATGTTGATGGTTCAGTTGTTACTGCTAGTACAAGTTCCGCAGGTAGCTATACAGGCATGTCATCAGGTCAAGGTGCATTACGCATTGGTCAATGGGAGTTAAATTCACAAGTAATGGATGGTCTCATTGATGAAACATCTGTCTTTGATTCTGAGCTTAGTTCTTCACAAGTAACCACCATCTATAACAGTGGAGTACCTAATGATATTACTTCGTTGAGCCCCCTAGGGTTTTGGAGAATGGGCGATAATAACGGAGCAACAGGTACTACGATCACAGATCAGGGAAGTGGAGGCAATGATGGTACGCTTACCAATGGCCCAACCTTCTCTACCACAGTACCCTCTTAATACTTAATATTTAAAAATCATGAATAAAAAAATTACAGAACTTGATAATCTAGCGAGTCCCGCAGGTGCCGACATATTGGCGATTGTTGACGATGTCGCTGGCACCGCAACCACGAAGAAAGTAACCGCTACTAATCTGATGGGTCTAGCACCTGTGCAATCGGTAGCAGGACAGACGGGAACGGTTACAGTTTCAGCAGGAGATTTGACAGACGGCAACTTCGATGGAGAAGCTATACTAGGATTTGACGCATCCATTAACGATCAGACAGGCACTGCATACACACTGCTTGCTAGTGACAATGGAAAGGTCGTAGTGTTGGACAACGGATCAGCAGTTACAGTTACAGTACCGAGCGGATTAGGCGTTGGGTTCAATTGTTCGTTCGTACAAAAAGGAGCTGGGCAAGTTACCTTCAGTGCTTCTAGTACTACCATCAACAATAGACAGTCTCACACTAAGATCAATGCACAGTACGGAGTAGCTAGTATAGTCGCTTACGCTGCTGACACATTTGTTTTAGCCGGGGACACAGCTTCGTAATGACCTTTGTTCTTCCAAGTATTGGTGGTGGAATAATCGCTAGTCCTACTGCTCCTCCTTCATGGAATGGTAACACTTATAGCTTATCACTAGATGGATCAAACGATTACATTGATTGTGGGACAGTTAGTGCTTTAAATTCAGCATCTACATTTTCTGTCTCTGCTTGGTATAAAAAAGCGTCGGCAAGCGGTGGTGGATTAATTGTTGGAGTAGGGCCGTTTCCGGGCGAGCGTTTTTATATAGAGCATTTTAGCAATAATACTATTTATGTAGGTTACGATTCTACTTTTGCGTCAGTGTCTTCAACTGCTGATACTAATTGGCATCATGTCGTTTATGTGCGTGATTCAGGTACTCATAAGTTGTACTTGGATGGGAATGACATGAGTTTAGGAGGAACGCCATCATCGACAACAGGTGCTAGTGCAGGAAACCCCTTCTATATAGGGAGACTAAACAATTACTCAGGTTATTTTGGAGGATTAATAGACGAGGTGGCGGTATATAGTTCTGCGTTATCTTCATCAGATGTAACAGCAATCTATAATAGTGGAGAACCTACCGACTTATCTTCTTACTCGCCTGTTCATTGGTGGCGAAACGGAGATAACGATTCAGGAAGTGGCACAACTATAACAGACCAAGGTAGTGGTGGTAACGACGGAACACTTACTAACGGGCCTACTTTTTCAATCAATGTACCTTCTCCTCCTGCCTTTAACGCCTACTCCGTAGACCTAGATGGGACTAATGACTACATAGCTGTGACACCAAGCTCAAGTATCGACCTATATGGTTTTTCAGCTTGGTTTAAATCAGACAATGTAATTTCAGCTTCTTCAGGAATAAAAGGAGTTTTACTTGGTCAAGGTGGATCAGCTTACTTCCTCGCTTTAGGAGGTAATGCTACAGGTGATTTTACAAATGAGTTAATTACTATACGACAGTTTGCACAAAATAGTTTTGCATATACTTCGGCAAGTGCGACAATAGATACGAATTGGCATCACATTGCCGCTGCTTGGTCTACTTCGTCAGCAACGACAGGAGGTGATGGATATGATATTTACCTTGATGGAGTAAAAGTTGGAAATGCGGGTGGTACATCAACACCTTCTAGTCCATACACACTTTCATCAGCATTTACGATTGGAATGAGACAAAATGGTTCCTATCCCTTTAACGCCTTAATAGACGAAGTAGCTATATTTAATTCTACATTATCTGCATCAGATATAACTACCCTTTACAACTCAGGAGTACCATCAGATATTTCTTCACTATCGCCTGTCGGTTGGTGGCGTATGGGTGATAATAACTCCGGCAGTGGCACTACAATTACAGACCAAGGCAGTGCAGGTAATGACGGTACACTTACTAACGGCCCAACTTTTTCAACAACAGTACCATCTTAATAACCATGAGAAACTATGTAATTATTGACGCATCGGAAGTATCTTCCGTAGATTTTAATCAAGTCCTAGAGACGAGTGCTGACACGCTTAGATACAACCTAGCAGGGACACAGACTTTTGTTAAGTTCGATGGCGACACGCCTAGCTTTCTAGAAGGTAAGACTGCCTATGATCGCTCTGAGATGTTGACATTACTCGCGAACGAAGAGTGGTCTTCTGACGCTCCTATTTAAGTTATGCACGAGACAGCACAAGGGTTATATCATTCGTTGGAGAACCAGCGGTGGTCATTTTTAGACAGAGGACGTCAATCGTCAGAACTCACTCTACCCTATGTACTGCCTCCTGATGGACACAACTACGCCACTAAATACTACACACCCTATCAAGGCATAGGAGCACGTGGTGTACTGAATCTATCGTCTAAGTTATTGTTAGCTTTACTACCACCCAACGCTCCGTTCTTTCGTCTTGTTATAGATCGTTACGAGTTAGACAAAGCGAAAGCTGAACTGGGACAAGAGGGTGCAGAGCAGCTGCGTACTGATCTAGAGAAAGCACTGGCTGATGTAGAACGTAGTGTATCACAGGAAGTAGAAGTACAGAACTTTAGGAACGGTATATTCCAAGCACTCAAGAATCTTCTAATCACGGGTAACGCTTTGTTATACCTGCCGGATGAAGGAGGTATGAGAACGTTTAAGTTGGATCGTTACGTCGTAAAGCGTGATCCAATGGGTAACGTTACACACATAGCTGTGAAAGAAACAGTAGCACCTATGATGTTACCTGAGTCGGTACGGGAAGAAGTGTACAGACAAGAGAAAGAAAACACGTGTGATTTGTACACTGCTATCGTGCGTGAAGATGATGAATTTAAAGTGTATCAAGACGTAAAGGGAATGCTTATCGAGGAAAGCGTAGGACGTTATCCGTTAGAAAAGTCCCCGTGGCTACCCTTGCGTTACACTCAAATAGACGGAGAAGACTACGGACGTGGGTTTGTTGAAGAGTATATCGGAGACATCCGCTCGTT